TAATAAAGCATTAACAAGGGAAGTGCTGATAGACGGTAGTACCCTTAATAAAAAGATCATGAGTTCTATCAAGAATCTCATGATTTTTCATAGTGTAGTAAACCTCAATTCAAAAAGTTTTGTCACTCCTTTTATTGAGTATATTAAAGGAAATGTAAGTGGTAAGTTAAACTGGGTTGATGCACAAGGACGAAATATGTTGGCAGTGAAAAAAAGATTTAACATTAACAAGCAGCATAAGATTTATAATGATAAACTTTTTGGTAGTACACCTTCGGATAATAATCCATACACAGCATTTTTAAAGTCAAAGACGGGTATATCTACAGACAAATGGAACCCTGCTGATATCTGGTCTATGAATTTAGATGGTCGTACAGCACTTAAAAGATTAAACAGGAGAGTTCGAGCAAGATCAAAAGTTTCTTTAGAATATTGTAATCAGTTTCTAGCAGATCAGTTTAGTAAAGGAAACATTATTCCTATTTCATTAAAGAAACCTCAGGCATCTCCTCACATGGAGATCATTAATAGTAATGAGTTTGTATCCAGAGTTACATTAGGAGCAACTAATAATCCTACTGTAGAGTATGATTATAAAAATAAAGATGTGAAGATCAATTTCACTATTGAAACTGTAGAACTTCCTAAAGGTACTAGTGCTAGAAGAGCAAGAGGTAAAACAAACATTTCAGGAACTGTTGTTAGAGGTTCTCAAAAACATATAAGATTGAAGTATCATGTTGACAACAAGAAGGTTGAACTTGAGTATACTCAAACTAGACAACCCTCAAGAGCAGCAGCGAAGATGGGTAACTTGGGGGCAAAGAATTTTCAAAACATTATCAATAACACATCTAGAAGTGGAGTATCTAAACTCAATAGTATTCAGAGAAACTTCAAGGATATTGATCTTAAAACATCCCCGTGGTTTAATGGGCAACAACTAGGAGTAACAAAAGCAAGAAAGGAAGAAGAAAAAATTGCACCCCAGTTTGATAGACTATCTGAGTATGTCAGTACCATGTGGAAAGAAATAAATGGATCACTTCCAGACTTTGCAGGTGATAAAACTATCAATACACCTAGTGGTATGTGGAGTAAAGCAAGAGCAGGTGAACTAGGTCTAGCAATTCATGCGATACCCAACAAACAGGTTCAGAAAAGAGTTATTCAAAACTTGTATGAAGCAGCGGCAGCAATAAGTTATGTCACTGGACTGAATAGAGAGGAGATGGAAATGGAGAAATCTTTAGGAATGGATCCTAGTGCTAGGAAAACAGAATTCAATGCAAGTGTCTATGTGAAGGTTTTCTAACTGTCCATTCTCATGTGTGATTCGACTTTGATGTGCTATAATAATGGTATAGACACAGAGGAAACCTTGCCCAACAAACACCTAGAGCACCTTGAGGATCTCATCTTCACTGGTCGCAAGGAAGCGTTGACTGCAGTTTGGTCTGCCCTAAACAAACCAGAATTGTCCGTCAAGTGGGACGGTGCTCCTGCTATTGTGTTTGGTACTAATCCTGCTAATGGCAAATTTTTCGTCGGAACCAAATCCGTTTTCAATAAAGTCAAGGTCAAGATCTGTTATACTCAGGAAGATATTGACCAATATTACAGCGGCTACGTTGCGGACATTCTCCGTCTATGCTTGCGTAATATTCCTCATATCTCTGGAATTGTCCAAGGGGACTTCATTGGTGTCGGCGGTGGTTCTGTTTACCGTCCTAATACTATTGAGTATCGGTTCGCTTCCAAGACTTGTCATAACGTTATCATTGCTCCACATACTTCTTACACAGAAGTATCTCCGTATGCTGATGCTCGCATTGGGGTTAGCTTGGTCTCTGCGCTTGGCGCTATGTTTCTAAACAAGACACATGCTAATGCTCGTGTCAGCAAAACACCTCTCTTCAACATGATTAGTTTTGCTTCTAGACTGGCAAGGTGTAAGATTCCTAGTGCAAAAGCACGTCCTCATATTTGTAAGCATGTCAATCAATTCATCCGTAATGGGTGGCAAATGACCCCAGAACTTTTGTACACTACGTTACCTGCTAAATATAAGGAAGAGGTCAACGTGACTACCTTTAAAGTGTGGCACATGATCTTCCAGTTGAAACAACAATTGCTTGATAACATAACTGTTGATGGTTCTGTGAAATGTTACATCAAGGGTGAACAATCCCAACATGAGGGATTTGTTACTGTTTCTGAAAACCCCTACAAAATTGTAGACAGACTGACATTTAGTAAAGCAAACTTCAATCTAGATAAAAATTGGACGAATGAAAAAATTTAGTGCTTTCCTATCTGAAGCCGAAAGATCTTTCGCAGCGAAATCTGCAGAGAAATTAAAACTTAAGCATATAGGTTACGGACGTTATGCAGATCCGAGAGGTAACGTCACCCATATGTCTAAGGATGGAAAACTAGTACCTATTACAAAAGATGACCAAAGACCCCAACAATCCGCAGGAGGAGAAGAAACTGCAAATGGCGAGGGTCAGGTCGATCAAGGCGCAATATCTATTACATTTGGAAGATTTAATCCACCTACTATTGGGCACGAGAAGCTTCTAGCAAAAGTAGCACAAGAGGCAAAATCCAGTGGAGGAGAGTATAGAATATACCCCTCAAGGTCGGAGGATCCTAAAAAGAATCCCCTCGACGCAGGGACTAAAATTAAATTTATGCGGCAATCTTATCCCGATCACGCGAATGCGATTGTTGATAATGATGACATGCGTACCATTTTTGACGTTCTTACCGCCCTCGATGCTGACGGGTATAGCAACGTTAATATTGTGGTGGGAGGTGACAGGGTTAGCGAGTTCAATAGTCTCGCAACGAAATACAATGGGGACTTATACACATTCGACGAAATCAAAGTGGTAAGTGCAGGTGGTCGTGATCCTGATGCTGAGGGTGTAGAGGGAATGTCTGCATCTAAACTTCGTAAAGCAGCATTAGAAGGTGACGAAGATACATTTTATAAAGGCATCAGTAAATCGCTTTCCAAGAAAGACAGAGAAGCGTTATTCTTAACTCTTCGTCAGTCTATGCAAGTCAAAGAAGAACTAGAGGATTTCGCAGAAGCATCATACTACCTGTATGAGATTGCTCCTAAGTTAGATTCTCAAGGTCTGAGGGAAGCATATTTTGACGGTCAAATTTTCAAACAGGGGACCTTCGTTGAAAACCTTAACACAGGGATCATTAGTAAGATTGTTAGTTGCGGTAGCAATTACGTCATCTCTATTGATGAGCATGATAATCTATTTCGGTCTTGGTTAAAAGACTTGGTAGAAAGAAACGATATCAAGTATTTTAATTTCACCCCTGCTGGTGAAATGGGTACTGATGAACTAGCAAACTATATGCGTAAACTTACTCCTGGTGAGTTCATTCGCAAGATAAATAAAAAGGACAAGGTTACTAAGTAAGATGAATCTAAACGAATTACCTGATATGTCTGATGCACTCAGACAGGTTTATGAAAAGAAGAAACTTGACCCCGTTGGGAAAGAAGACGGCGACGTTGATAACGACGGCGACAAGGATTCATCTGACAAGTATCTTTTGAATCGTCGTAAAGCAATCAGCAAGGCGATTAAGAAAGAAGAAGTTGAGCAAGTAGATGAGAACCGCGCAGCTGCCCGTGCTGCTGGTGGATATAAAGATGACTCTAAGAAGCAACCCGATCCTTCCAAGAAAGGATTTACTGGTATCGGTAACATGAGTATCGACCAGATTCGTAAGATGTCTGCTCGTATTGAAAAAGAAAAGACTAAGAAAGAAGAAGTTGAAGTAGAAGAAGGTTATAAGGGTAAGCACGGTCAGTCTGACAAAGAGTATGCTGCTTCTCGCTCTCAGGGCGGTAAGATGATCTCTGGTGATGACAAGATGAGTGGTGCAGAATACACCCATGGTCGCAGAGTCAAGGCAGCAAATCCTGGTATGCAACCTGATGTAGGTGGCAAGACCAAACCTAAGTCCCAAGGTAAGATGGACAAAGGCACCCGTGCGGACTTGATGTATCGCAAGGCAAACCTCAAGAAAGAAGAAGTTGAGGCAGTTGACGAAGCAGTCTATGGAGGTACTCCAAAAAAGACTGAAGATAAGCGCATGACTGTCACTAATGCTGACAAGAAAGCAAACACTCCTGCCTATCAGAAATTTAAAGCAGGTGATAAGCGGTACAAAGCTGCTGATCACATGAAAGAACATCATCAGAAAGATGAAAACGGGAACACCATTCCTCATCCTATTAAGGAAGCATTTTACTTCAGCGATGAA